TTTCTCGTCCCTCTGCTGTCGCAAGTCAGGGTAGAGCAAGCTCATGCCGTTGGGCAAAACTATCTCCCCCTTCTTGAAGGTAATACATTTATACACGAACTCTTTGCCGTCTGCAAGCGCTGTTTGTATAAGGCCAGAGCACATGTCCCAAAAGCTCACAACGGGGTGCGCTGTAGCCCTGTACTTGTCGATGATCTTCTTGGCCGCTACGCAGTGAATGAGTAGCTCCTGATCGGTACAGGTGTGGGGTATCTCCATCATCTTCTTGCAGTTGTCATCCCACTGTAGGAACTTGTCGATGTACAGGCCATCCACGCCTAACTGCTTTGCAAAGTCCCGCGAATACCGCACAGGCGGTGCCCCGAGGAATCCGACAAGTAGTTGGGACGCAAAGGAAGCCCAACCGAGTCCATAGCCGCATCCAAGAAGCGCACTCTTTGCCGACTGCCGTAAGTCCGGATGAGACTCTTTGGTGAGATTGGGGATGTTAAACATCTGACTGCCGAACGCCGCGTAAGGGTCACCTCCAGCCCGGAAAATCGTAAGCATATCTTGGTAGTCGGAAAGCCACGCAAGGACTCGCGGCTCAATCTGCGAAAGATCGCCGACAACGAGTTGGTGCCCATCGGGAGCCATAATTGCTTTGCGTAAGAATGAGCCTCGCTTGAGGTTTTGCATGTTGATTGCCGAGCCTTTGGCCGCAGTCCACCTACCCGTCTGAGCCCCATAGTAGGAGAGGGGGACAGGAAGCGCACCGCGCTGACTGATGTCGAGGAAGCGTTGGGCACGGGTTCGCTCGGTTGTGGACTTAACCCGAAGGCGCGCTTGACAAAGGAGGGCAACGTCTTCACGTTCACCATTGAGGAGAGTTTGAAATAGCGCATCGCTCTTTGCAAGAGCAGGCGCCTCCTTACCGGTGATCTTAGAGATTTTAGTTGGGGGTTTGATGCCCAGCGCAATGAGGGCGTCCGTAAACTTCTTGTTCGACGCAAGCGCAACTTCCGCCATGCCGAGCTTTTGTAGTAATGATTCACGATCTTCTCTCTCCTTTTCGATTGCGTTATGTAGCATGAGGGCGTCAAGCTGCAACACTGGGCGTGTGTACATCTTGAGCGTCATGTCGATGAGCCTGAGTTCACTGGACGGGTAGCCCTTGACCAAGCGGGTAAAGATTTGCTCACACAAGTACACATCGTGTGCGCAGTATTCAGCAAGCTCTTGCTCCATGGCAGGCGTAAGCTGCTCGTAGCCATCCGTCTTGTACACGGCTTCGCCCTTGGGCGGTAGCTCAAAAGCAATCGCTAGCTTCTCTAATGAATTGCCAACCTCAACACCCCGTAGAGCGCGAGCCATGGACAAAGTATCAAAGATAAAGCTTGGATGCCAGTCATATACCCATTCCAATATAGATACATCGAACTGAGCGTTATGAGCCAGAACAGCAGTAGTAGCAGGATCATAGCTGGCCAGAACACGCGGGAGCGTGTCGTGTCTGCACCATCTTGTTTTTGTGTCTGTTCCGTACTCATGGATACAGGCTCCAAAGGCTTTGAATCTTGGGTCACGTATGTATTCCTCCGTTGTCATTTTGCGTAGTGTGTAACCGTACTTGGTGTTCCACAGCGTTTCAAAATCAATCGTTATTATTCGTTCGTATGGTGCGCTCACTTCTTCTCCTTTTGTTTTGCTTCTATGCCGTCTTTGAATCCCGCAGTCCAAGCTCTTTCCCAAGCCTGACACCACAATTCGTAGTAGCCGCCGTACAGCGGGAAGCCTTTGTCAAACACGCCGTGCTTAACCAGATGCTTCACATCCTTGCGTTTGATGAACGCTTCCCATGCCTTGTCACGGGCGGTGTTGTAGATGGGTATGTCGTCAAGTAGTCCTTTGGTCAACTGTTCTTCTCCTTGAGTTTGGCTTCAATAACTTGGTAATAATCAAACGGGGTCATGTTTACTTTCCACAAAACACCGCACTGAGCCTCTGTCAGCCCTACCCACTCACGATCAGGCAACGGATGCCCCGCCTGTCTGTAGGCTTCCTCACGCCAACGTTGTGCTCGTTGCCTGTGATACTCACAGTTTGGACAGTCAGTCATAATTCTCCCCCTGCTTCCGCCCAACGCATCGCTTTGTTGGCTAAGAACAAACCCTCTGCACAAGTTAGTCTTGATGACCGTACGTACAAATCGCCATCTCTGTAACCAATGATGATGACATCAGTCAGGTCTCCGTCTTCAGCATCAACCAATGCGGATGCAAGTGCTTGTGCCGCTGTCATTGTCACGCTAGGGGGTATTCTCAATAGGTTAGTCATGCTTGTCCCCTTGCTCGGATGGCTAATGAACACGCTCTTGCGCCCTCTATCCAAATTGATTTGCCTTGCATCTGTTCCTCACACACCTTTGCACACGCCTCACGCTCATGCTCTGCTACTAGCTTGGCAAAGGCTTCAAGAGACTCAATGTCGCACTCCATGTGGTCATACTCCAAACTGTCTCTGATGTCAGCCTGTCTAGCCATCTCAATGATTTCATCTTGTGTCATATCTTCTCTGTTCAATTAAAATTCTCCTTGGGTGGTGCGTCGAGGACGTTTAGAAAGCCGAAAAAATCGTTTGCCGCCAACATGAGTTGCGACGCCTCCATCTCGTTACAGTTTAGGGTAACGACTCCTGCGACATTATCTTCAGCGCGTCCAATGATGAACACGCCCTGTGCTTTGCCTTGGCCATAACACATCACGATCTTGTGAATCAGTAATCTGAAATGGTGCTGCTCCTCATCCGACATGGCCTCGACCCTGCGTTCGAGTTCCTCCTCTGTCATTGAGTAATCACCGTGTACGTAACTCATCTCGTAACCCCATCAGTAGTTGTTGTAAATCTTCAAGATTGTCTTCTCTTGCAATGAAGACTGTTCCACCATGGTTGAGGATGGCGTTGAGTTCTCTGTCTTGAAGGGCTGTGGTTGTACCTTTGCCTGCCTTGCACTCGATGGCGATGAAGTGTCCGTCCATGCAGCCAACGATGTCAGGTATACCTGCTCGGCCAAAGCCATTAGCAGGGGGCATGAAGTGGTAGATGTCAAAGGCATCAAGCATTTTCCTCACTGCCGTCTTCACTTTCGATTCCGGTGTATTCGCCATAATAGTTCGCATTCATAAGTTCAGAGTAATCAAAGTGGTCGTCAAGACAGTCAACAATGCTGACGTCAGAGCCTTCGGTATCAAACACAGTGTCGTTGTAGATGTACTTGTACTTGGGTACAGACAGTTGGTTGTAGGCAAACTTCAAACCTAGTTCCGTGGGTTTCCAAAGCCCTGCGCTTCTTGCCTTGCTGTTAACCACAGGCGCATCCAGTACCATGCCCCAGTGCCGCAACGTACCTATCTGCGGGGAGCGTAACAGCCAAGCAGGGGCGTTGTTCTGCACATCTACCCAGCCGTCCTCACGGGGGTTTTGTTTGCACAGCCATATCAACTGCCGTGCCATGTTTGCACTGATACCGCGCCTGTATAGCTTACCCCACCTGTCGCACACAGGGCAGTGACCGCCATCGCTTTTGATAACGCTGTTCCATATATGGCCAGCTTGCTCAAGCGTAGCACCTTCGTAAAGGCTAACGTATGTTGGCTCAGTGCCGTCTTCAATCATCTCAATCATTTTCTTCTCTCCTTCTGTTTAAAAACACAGCGTCCGCAGGGTTCTGCATACGCGCCAGTTCGTTGTCGTAATACTTCTTGGGCATGGGCGCTTTCTTCTCAAGCAACCCACGCAACCAATCAGCACCGCCGAGTTGGTTGAATATCATCCACTGTCTGTCAGACATCCTTATGTACCTTGGTTCTAGTGGTTCCGGTGGCTTTGGCCGTGGCATGTTCAATAACTCCTTCATGTTTGTTTGGTTGTCTTTCTTTGGCACGGGTGTATGTGCCGAATTGTTTGTAGCCTAAGCCCTCATCACTGACGATCGTGCCTGTTGAAATCTTTGCACGAAAACGTACGTCCTCCATGAAGATGCTAGGGCGTGGCGCTTCCTTCCAACGGAAGGGGCTCAGTGGTGGTGTGGGTTTGTTGTCTTTCAAAACAAAGCAGCCTTTCTCGGTGTCGTATCTAACAAGGTCAAGCACTTTCATACAGACATCCCAAGTTTACGCAAGGCGGCCTGCAGTCCAGCCACTCCACCTACGCGTTGGTCATTGATAAATATCTGCGGCATCTGACGCGCATCAGGAAACTCTTTGAGGAAGTTAGCCATGCGCTCACCCAACTCGATGTCAACGTCAGCATACTTCAGCCCTGCGCTGTCCAGTATGAGTTTGGCTGTCACGCAGTTGGGGCAGTTAGCTTTTGTATACATTGTGATGTTCATTGATTCTCCTTCATAAGATGTGCATACTCTTTGATGTTGTTAAAACGTTCTTCGCCTACGCCACAGTAAGCGCAGACACTTACCCCGTTTGGGTTCATGTAGAACAGGTGGTCTACGCCTTCGCACAAAGGTGTCTTTGCTTTTTGTTTCTGCTCTGGAGACCTTTCGTACGTAGGCAATAGCTGACGCAACTTGTCAGACCTTGATGGGTGCTTTAAATGGCGTAAAGCCTTGGCCTCGATCTGCCGGATGCGTTCTTTTGTAAGATCAAACTTATCTCCGATCTCCTCAAACGTATGCTCCTCACAACCGATGCCGTAGCGCATCCGCAACACCATAGCCGCACGCGGAGAGATCGACTCCAGTTGTTCCTCCATAAGGTTTACCATCTCATGCTTGAGCACAGCTTCGTCAGGGGCATCGGGCTTCATCAACTCAAGCAGTTCTTCAGCGTGCATACCAAGGGCGGCACGCATACCTTCGGAACTCACATCGCGTTGTGCGCTGTTGCGTTTAAGTTTCAGCGTTAGTTGCTCTGATGTCCACAGATCGGTTGGCAGTGCACACAACTCCCCCATGAGGGCTTTGGCATTATCGCTGAACTCCCCGCTTTGATTGAGAGGTGGTTTGCGCATGGCTATCAGTTCTGTCAGCGCAGTCTTAGGCAAACCCGCCGCACGACAGAACTCTGACACGCTTTTATACCCCGCGTTCTCAATCGCGTTCAAGATCAGGTTGTTTCGAACTGTGACCTTGATGCGATACTCATTGACTGGTTCGTCTTCGTACATCACTTCTCCTTGAGTGCGGCTTCAAGCGTGTCAAGCGCCTTGTCCCATGTGTTGTAGTCGATGCTATTGCCAAACGCTTTCATCACAGCAAGGGCTGCTTGCTCGATCTTTTTGAGGCGTTTGTTCTCTTGCAGTAGGTCAGCTAACTGCAAGTCCATCTCTCTTGTCTCTTCATCCATCTTAACCTCCAAACATTTTCTTGAGGTAGTCGTACAACTCACGCGCTTGGAACACAGTCATGTCTTTGAGGATGTCGTCAGGCGACTTACTACGCACAAGGGTCACGAAGCGTTTGGGTGCAGGCATCTCAATAGTATCGGGCTGTAGCGCGGCAATGCCTTGTGATTTCTTCTCGTACTTGCGCTTGGGTACGTCCACAGGCTTGGACACCGCCTTGACTTCTTTCTTCTTAGTTTTGAGGGGCTTGTATTCATCCACGATAGTGATGTATCGGCCACGATCATCGCGCTCAGCCAATCCTTGCTTGGCAAACTGTGCAAGGAGAGAACCCACCGAACTGGACTTGTACCCTAGGCGCTCCATTGATGCGCATATCTCAGCCGAGGTTTCGTTGGGGCGATGCTTCACGTAATCAAACGTGGCTCGGGTTACGTTGTTGGTAATGTCAAAGAACCTAGTGGCCTTTGGCTGTGTGTTTGCTTGTGTGGTTTGCATATCGTCTTTCTCCCAGTCGTTGATTGTGTTTTTAAGTGTGTTGTTAAGTGCGTTGTTAAGCGCGGTCTGCAGGTCAGGCATTTGTGTTTCCTCCTAGTAAAAGAATGCCAATGAAGATGAAGGCCATAAGCCCGATGGATTGAATTGTCACAAGCGTAAGCTCGGACAAGCCTCGCCTATCCCCAAGCAAAACGCCCTGTATCCAGTCAGATTCAGGGGTAGATTCAGGGGGTGGTGATGTGTAGAGCAGGCCAATCTTGACCTTGCCCGTGTCATAGGGTGTGTGTTTTTGCATAGTTTTCTCCTTATTTTTACCATTATTTGTCTAGGCTTAGACAGAAGTCAAGGGGAATTTCCCCTGCGTTCAGGGAATTCCCGCACGAAAAAGAGTTGTTGATAGTAGTCAGAAGGGACGCCAGTACAAGAGGTCAAGAACAAGCACCATGACCGCTAACAAAAGTATTACCCTCTCCAACTTTTCCCATGGTGTCATCATGACTCGTCCTCCTCGTCAGCTTTAAGTGTGTCAATCCAAGCACCGATCTGCTCTCCAGTGTGGTACATGAGTATCCAATCGGCTAACTCATGCACAGGGTTCTGCAAAATGCAGTCGTACAACATCTCTAATGCTTTCTTGCCGAAGCGTGCTTGTATTTCTTCTGGTGTCATTTCTCTTCTCCTTTATCTTCTGCTTCACGTTCTTTTCTGTACCACCATAACCATGTGGTCTCATCCTTATCTTCTAAGGCTTCAAACAAAGCCCATTGCACGTTACGTGCTAAATCTTCTAGTTGGTCATGGCGTAGCACTTGGAAATCTTCGTCCTCATTTCGGCTTGCCAGTGCATCAGCCCACACCTTGTCCCAACCCTTATCCCAATCGGTCATGTCATACCAACCAAGATACCCATGCACATCTTCGCCAGTCCCAATCAAATAGAACCGCACCATGCCGTTCTTATGCGGGACTCCATGTTCTTTAGTCATCCAATTTTTACTCATTTAAATGTCTCCTTGATATATTGTTCAGCTTCGCGTTTGGTATCGAACCCTCGATACTCGCCCTCCTCATCTATCCATTCGCCCGAGAAGTTCTTGCCGAAGATGACCCAGATGTCACCCACCCTCTCAGGTTCCCAACAGTTGCGATCGTTGAACCCTTCCATGTACAACTCATGCACGATCTTCTTGCAGGTTGTGTCGTCCTCACCCGTGAGCCTCTCTAACTCAGCGGGGTGATTTTCCTCAAGCAGTTCAGCTATCTTCTCTTTGAGCTTGTCGTGTTGCTCTGCTTGATAGGCTCGCTCATCTATCGAGCGTTGGTGTTCGGCCAGTAGGCCATCGTAGTAGCTATCTAATCCGTTCATACATACTCCCATGATGTTTCAGTTACACAATCAACAGTCCAGTCACCCCCGCCCGTAGGCTCGAAGTCACTGCCGTCCATGGCTACAGCTAACGCTCGTGCCTCCTCCTCGCTCTCTGCCTCGACGATGGCGTCACACCATACGACATAGCTTGCTTGTATGTAATAGCGTTTCATTTCATTTCTCCTTGTGGTACTGGGTAAAGATAGTCTTGCCGTGGTAGTAGTGCGGTGTTATCCAGTCACCGCCCCACTTATCTGCTTCGTCTTCAATATCGTCTTCCTCGACAAACCCCGCGTGTCTGACCGAGTGAACTACCGACTCGTCATCGGTAAAAAAGATGTCACCAAAAATTACAAACAGTTTCATTTACTTTCTCCTTTTAAATACGGGTCACAGTGACCCGCTTATGCTTCACAATGAATCGCATCGAACAGTGTGCAGAGCACTGTCGATGAGTCGTAGGTGTGAGCCATTGTGATGGCTTCTTGTAGTAATTCTGTGGTGAGTAGCCTGCGGTTGAGGAACCGCACAGCAATCAGTGGATCTTCAGGGTATACCGCCTCGCTGATAAGCTCAAGCAAGAAGTCATAGCGTTCATCAAGCGCATCGTCAATGGCGTCAAGCAAGTCCTCTGTCTCCCAGTAGTCATCGTCTTGCCAGTGGCCAAAGTATTTGCTATCGACTTGGTTGTTGTGGTCGTACGCCTTGCTGTCGTATTTAGTCCACCACCCCGTCATACCCATGTCGTACTTGGTTTCCTTGTACTCAGGCACAGTCGGGTCACGATCAGTAGGCAGCTTGTCCCATTGAACCTGGAGGACGGCCTGAGACAGTAGCTCGTAGTGGTGGATGTTGAGACACTCTTGCTGACTGTGCTCATGGTCATATCCTACACTGATGTTTGTACACTCGGGGATGATGTCGATGAACTCAGCGGTATCCGTATACACACCCGTGTCGTCAGGGGTATACATCAGGTTCTCATCGTGCAAGTTAAGCGCATCGGCCAGTGCTTGACAGAAAGTATCAGACGCACAACGACTCCAGCCCTGATGACTGATGACGTTATCTGTACCCCGTCTGTCGAACGCTATGGCTCTGTCGAACTGAGCAAGCAAGGGCGCATGATTCTTCTCCAAGAACTTAGCACCGATACCACCGCACTCCTCGCCTTGGCTGAAGATGTAGTAGCCCTTGACCCCACTGTGCATCATGTGCATGAGCAGAGCAACGCCTGCACCATCGTCAGCACCAAGCGGTGCGCCATCGGCATACCACATACCCGCAGTCTTCCTGATCTTGTTAGCACCTACCTCGCGGTGTACTGTGTCAACGTGAGCAATGAACAGGGTACGGCTACCTGCTATGCGGTTGTCGATGTGAAGATTACCTGCACCATCCACAGATGTGAACGACTTGAGTTCTGCGGGTAGCGTATTGAATAGCCACTCAGTGAAGTCAGACACAGCGACAGTATTGTGAGGACGCTTGGCAGACAACGCCCGAGCTAGGGTTTTGTGTAGTATTGATTTCTTGTTCATGTTCATTCTCCTTGTGTTTCTAAGTATTTGTTTGCGATCTCGTTGGCTTGTGCCATGAGGTCAGTGCAAAGTATTTCACGCACCATTCTGTTGAAGCCTGCTCTGTCTTGGCTATTGATGAACTCAGTGGTGTATCTGCGCTCAGCGCGTAGCTTGCGGTCATCGAGTGTGTAGGTCAGGCTGATAATTACATCGCCCATACCAATCGAGTAGTCCCATAGCATATGCACATTCCACAGCATATCCATGGTCAGCATGGTGGGCATACCCTCGTCCTCATCAATGCGCTTGGGTGCATTGTCTTTGTGATAGCGCACACCCTCGATCTCAACCCAATCGGCACAGTCATCGGTGTACCAGTTGCACGACTGCTCGCATTGCCAGCCGTCCTCGGTCAAGCCGTACTCATCGGTGTCCTCGAACCGACACACACGCTCATCGTCTATCAGATACCAGTCACCATTGATCTCAACGGCCTCATCCATCGGGGCGTACTCACCGCACTCAAGCTCAATGATCTCGTTGTCAGCAAGATAGTCCTCATCGTAGTGCTCGCTTTGAGAGTCGACATACACCACGTTGTCGTTGTGTACATAGTACTGATTGCCTCGTCTGCCGTACACATAGGTGTAGTGGTTGTTAAGGCACGACTCACAGACACGAGTGTCCTCACCGCGTCCGATCCAGTACCCGTCATCGTCAGAGGTGCGGTCGCCACAGTCCTCACAGTCAAAGGAGTTCTCGTCCTCCTCATCATTGGTAGCATACCCGCCAGTGTTCTCGCATATCCAGTCACCATCCGAGTCGATCTCAAGCCAGCGCTCATGCTCGTTGACCTCAACGTGACGCTCACCGCCATCGAGGTAGGGTGCAAGGAAGTTGTCTCGTGCAGGATGGTACGCCAGCTTCTCACCCTCACGCCAGTAACCCTCCTTGGTATAGCCCTGTTCCTTGAGCCACGTATCCATGCCGTCATCTGTCTGACTGTAGCTGGACTCGTTGGATGGGCGCAGGTAACTGCGAACGAAATACTTGACGCCATCATCGGGGCTGGTCATACACAGCGCACGACCCATCGTGGTATCACCCTCGATGCGAACCGCCATGTGCCAGCCATACTTGGGATCGTATGCCTCGTAGGGGTGACGGGTCACGCCATCATCGCACTTGATACCATGATCCTCGCCCCATACCATGCACGACTTCGGCCCACGATGTAGGTGGTAGATCATCTCGGCGGTAGTGTGTACGAGTTGGAACCGAGCCGCTGATCCGTAGCGTGAGACAAGATCACGGATGGTGTGATCGGGTAGGTCGAAGTGTCTGTTGAGATACTTGCCCACCGATGTGACAGTCTGAATGTCACGCCTACCCTTGTCCTCGTTCTGTGTGTAAGCGATCTTGGACTTGTCACCTTGGGATACATGAGGCCACTCAAGCAGCATCTGATGCCAGTCACGGGGACGAGCGATCAGAACAGCGGCACGAATAACCTCGTGCATCTTGTAGCGTTGTATCTCGCGGTTGATCCAGCGTCTTGCCTCACGCTTCTCGTCAATAGCGATGCAAGTCTCGGTGTCGCGGGCTTGATGCCACTCCACCATCAGGTCGTGATCTACGATGCGGATAGACTGCTCCGCAAGATCAATGGTTTGTAGCATCTGTATGCCGTCATAAGTTGTGTCAGTGTGTGACATCTTGCTTTCTCCTTAAGTTTCAAGTGCCGAGGGAACCGCCTCGGCTTCGGTTTCGGGTCACTGTGACCCTATTTCGTTTCGGGATACATCCCGTGCCACGTTGGGGGAACGAAGTCGTTGGGCTTCAACTCATCCATCCACCTCAATGCTTGCTTAATCTTGCGCACTGTTTGTAAGTGCTTGTCTGTTGGTTCTATCTCATACGCCTGCTGTGCGTTGATAAGCTCGTTCTCTGTTCTCAGTTTTAATCTCTCAAGCTGGGCCGACTTAGCCTTACTCTCTTGAGGTGGCCTGCTTGTGCGTTGAAAAGGTAGCTTGCGTTTCATGCGCGGTGATGTAGGGATGAGGCCAAACAAGTCGCTCACCTCTTGACGCTGTGCTCGTGGAACCCAGTCAGTCCAATGCGCTCCGTTGTTAGGTATGGCTCGGGGATTCTTGCGTTGAACCCATGCCGAGAACTGCGATGGCGTCATCCGATGGCCAAGCTCAGGCTCAACGATGTCCCCGTTGTCGTTCACGTAGGTAGTCATGTAATTAGTTTTAATCTTATGCTCAAGGCGTTGCATCACCTCGATGTATCTGTCGAACGCCTCGTCACGTTCGGGTGTTGGGTTGGTGCTTTTGTACTTGCGACCCACGATGGCGTTGGCCAACTCGTACTTCAGGTCACGCAGTAACGCTTTCCAAAGCGCATCGAACTGCTTGTTGCGTAGCTTGCTTGACTTCATTTCCGATTTCTTTTTGAGCAATAACTCCATGCGTTCAACACGCACGCTCGGATCGGAGATCGTTTTCACAAGGTAGTTTTGCAGTTGCTTGGGGGTCAGCTTGAGTTGCTGTGCCTCGCTCAAAGGGTTACGCATGAGCTTGAGGTCAAGATGTGTCGAGATTAAAGCTATATTTTTCATTTGCTGTCCTAGATTAAACAGGTATCCGAAATGGATGGATAGATGATAACTAATATCCACGCCGTGTGCAAGGCAGAAACGGGTTGACTGTCCATGGTATCCGTCCTTTTTTAAAAACAACAACGCCTTAGCATAAAGTAAAGGGCTGTCGAGCTTACGGAAAATTGCTCGCATATACAAACACACTCCTATATATATAAATATATTTAAAAAGATATATATAAAGGACAGTTGTCTCGGACGCAAGCAATGGCGCGGGTTTGCGCTGTACTCGGAGCTTGGATAGCTGTTTAATCATGGATAGGTAGGTAAATTGTAGATTAAACAGCTTTGGACGACAATTCGGGTCATTGTGACCCGTTTTGCCATGCTTGACGCATTTCGGAGCGTGCTTCCATCTCCTCAACTTTACGCAAGGCCAGTGCTTTGCGCTCATCGTGCTTGATGCGTTCCTCATACTTGGGGCGTTGTTCGTTGTTCCACTTTGCGAGCGCGACTTGCTTGGGGGTGTAGTGCTTGAACTTGCTCATGGTTTACTCCTTGATGTAGGTGAGGATGTTGAGAACTGTACGGGCGGCATAGCCTGCAAAGACAAGAGAGGCTTGACGTAGCCAGAAGCCATCGCCATCCCATCCTGCGTAGAGCAGGCAACAGACGAGAAGCGTGCCCATGATGGCCGCGAGTGCATGGTATTGATTGTCAGACATGGTGTTTTCCTTTTTGGTTAGACAAGAAACGAAACAACGCAAGAGGCTCTTTCTCTTGCGCGTTCAGAAAAAAGCGGGTCACAGTGACCCGAAAATCATGCAACGAGAGCTTTCAGGGCTTTGCGTTGTTCTGCAGGGGTGAGCTTGCCAAAGGCTTCGATGATTTTCGCAACAGGGTCAAGCGGTTCTTTCTTTGCGCTTGAGGTTCTGCGCGTAGTTCCCTCGATCATGTGCATGATGTCGCGCACTGTGGTCTTCGCGCCTTCGTACTTGGGGTGATCGCTCACCAGTACGATCTTGCCCGCCTTGGTTTCTCTGAACTCTGCGCCCGTCTTGCCACAAGCCCACTCGATGACAATGGGTCTGCACGCTTCGACTGTTGCGTAGCCCGCATCCTTCATGCCTTGTATGAGCTTGACCCGTGAGTCAGCGAATGTGTTGAGTGTTGCGAACGCTTTGGATTTGTTTGACATGGTGTTTCTCCTTGAATGTCGTTGTTGCCTCAGAGGGAATCCCTTATGGCTAACTCCATTGTGCATATACCCCTGTTTGATCGGGGTTGACTACCCTTTTTCGGGTCACGTTGACCCTGTTTTTAGGCGTTTTCCGCCCTATTTCGACCCCACCCTACCCCCACCAGCCCAAATTCGATGGTCACCCTCCTGCCCGACATGAACACTGTTCCATAACCGCACAGCAAACTTTGTAATAACTTAGTTCTAATCCTAGCCCTAACACCACACCCCCCATAAATTTTATAAAAATCCAGAAATACCCTTGTCTAATGTTTGACACCCCCTCTGTACAGACAAAAAAAAGCCCCGGGTGCTTAAGTCCGGGGCTAAAGATGGCAACTGATACCATCAAGGAGAAAGCAAGCGAACTCGATGAGTTTGGCCAAAGGCCAAAACGATCTTGCGCACCCACTCAATTTAAGTGTACATTATCTACATCGCAGGTTCAAGGGCTTATGCGCAGATGTTAGATCACTTAATCAATTTCGAACCCGAGGTGAGCGCTCACCCGGGTAACTTCGTCCCCATGGAAAAGACAGATCCATCGGACGTGGTGGACGGCATGGCCAAAACGGTTGACTGGCTCAAGGAGCTTGGAGCCGTGGACACAGATACTTTGGTCAATGAGTCCCAAAGCCAAGCAGCACGTACTGCTTTCACGAACATCGTTACCGCCAAACCTGCGGAAATGACGCATACCTCTCTGGCAAACATCAAAACGCCTGAAGCTGTACAGAAACTTGTAGGGATGCTGTCTGCCTACGACTGGGAGTTTGTAGAGCAGGCCAAGCAAATCAGGGGCTACACAGTGGCCAAGTTGGTGGAAGAAACCGAACACCCCAACGCCAACATCCGCCTCAAAGCGCTGGGTTTGTTGGGCAAAGTCACCGAAGTTGGGCTGTTTACTGAGAAGATTGAGATTAAGAAGACCGAGTTGTCAGACGTTGAGCTTGAAGTGCGGATCAAGGAAAAGCTCAACAGGTTCATGGGTGTGATCGACGTGGTTGACATAAGCGAAGAAGACACTGATGAAGCGTGACGCTTTTACAACACTCAGTAAGCTTGAGCTTGAGGCCATGGAGAAGGCGTTGCCGTACATGAACGTGCAAGAAAAGATGGAACTCTTTGAAGACTTGGAGCTTCGTGAGAAACGCGCCAGCTTGAAAGCGGCAGGAACCAACATGCTGGGGTTTGCCAAGGCGGTCTACCCCGGATTCAAAGTCGGCCCTCACCATAAAAAACTAGCAAAAATCTTCACCGATGTCGTAGAAGGCCGCAAAAAAAGGGTCATCATCAACATCGCGCCGCGTATGGGTAAGTCTGAGTTCTCGTCTTATTTGTTCCCCGCATACTTCCTAGGTAAATACCCTGAGAAGAAAATCATCATGGGCACGCACACTGCAGGTCTGTCTGAGGACTTTGGCAGGCGGATCAGAAACTTGATTGACACCGAGGAGTACCGTGAAGTCTTCCCTCAAACAATGGTGGCGGATGACCAGAAGGCTGCTGGAAAATGGTCTACTAGTGCTGGTGGTCAGTACTATGCTGCTGGTGTCGGAGGAGCTCTTGCCGGTCGTGGTGCCGATTTGTTTGTTATTGACGATCCTCATTCTGAACAAGATGTGAAATCCAACAGCCGTTTAGCGTTTGACACGGCATGGTCTTGGTTCCAAACGGGCCCGCTTCAGCGCTTGATGCCGGGTGGTGGGATCATCATCGTGATGACACGCTGGTCACTGCTTGACCTGACCGGACGCCTGATCGACTACCAGACCAAAAACCCCGAAGCTCTGCCTTGGGAGATTGTGGAGTTGCCCGCCATCCTGAACGATGGGGAGGAGGACGAGAAGTCCCTCTGGCCAGACCAGTGGTCGCTTGAAGCGCTCAAATCCACCAAGGCATCCATTGACCCACGGTACTGGAACGCACAGTACATGCAGCAGCCAACGGCTGAAAACTCGGCCATTGTGAGCCGTAAGATGTGGCGTATCTGGGAGGCAGACGAGCCGCCAACGTGTGAGTACATCATCCAGTCATGGGACACGGCGTTTGAGACCAAGACCAACTCCGACTATTCCGCGTGTACAACGTGGGGTATCTTCTACAACGAGGAAGAAAATGACTCGCCCCAACTTATCTTGCTCGACGCTTTTAAAGACCGGATGGCTTTTCCAGAACTTAAGACCGTTGCGCTTAAGCACTACAAGGAGTGGGAACCCGACGCGTTCATTGTGGAGAAAAAGGCGGCTGGCGCACCACTGATCCAAGAACTTCGGGCGATGGGCATACCTGTGCAGGAGTTCAGCCCAAGCCGTGGCAACGACAAGACTGTGCGGGTCAACGCAGTTGCGGATTTGTTCAGCAGTGGTAAAGTCTGGGCACCCGACACACGCTGGGCACGGGAAGTGATTGAAGAGATGGCCGCGTTCCCAGTTGGGGAGCACGACGACTACGTGGATACAACAACACAGGCGCTGCTACGCTTTAGGCAAGGCGGCTTTATCAGTTTGGACACGGACGAGAAAGATGACTCGGAAATCTTTCGCCGTAAGACGCACGCATACTACTAGGATTAAACATGGCAACGAACATCGACAAAGCGCTGTACCAACAACCACTGGGCATCGACGCGCTTGGAGAGCAAGAGTCCCCCCTTGAGATCGAGATTGTTGATCCCGAAGAAGTCACCATTGGCATGGACGGGTTGGAGATCACCATTGGCAAGGAAGACCCAGAGGAAGAAGGCTTCAGTGATAACTTGGCCGAGTACATAGACGATGGTGCCTTGCAGTCGCTTGCTGGTGACTTGGTGTCTGACATTGACAACGACAAAGCCTCACGCAAAGAGTGGGAGAAGACTTACGTTGATGGTCTGAAACTCTTGGGCCTCCAGATCGAGGAGAGAACAGAGCCATGGCAGGGTGCTTGCGGTGTGTTTCACCCCATGATTACAGAAGCCGTGGTGCGCTTTCAGTCCGAGACAATCACTGAGACGTTCCCAGCCCAAGGGCCTGTGCGTTCCAAAATTCTGGGTAAAGAAACGCCAGAGACAAAAGAGATTGCAAGCAACATCGAAGAGGACATGAACCACGAGTTGACAGACGTCATGACGGAGTACCGCTCCGAACATGAGCGCATGCTCTGGTCACTGCCAGCCACAGGCTCAGCGTTCAAGAAGGTCTACTACGACCCCAATTTGGGACGTCAGGTGTCGATGTTTGTGCCAGCAGAAGACATGATCTTGCCCTACGGCGCAACCGATTTGGATACTTGCCACCGCGTCACGCACGTCATGCGCAAGACCAAGAACGAGGTCATCAAGCTTCAGCAAGCCGGGTTCTACCTAGACATTGAGTTGCCCGATGCGCCCAAAGACCGCACTGATATTCAGAAAGCCAAGGACAAAGAGACCGGCTTTAACGACCTGAACGATGACCGCTACACCATCTATGAGTGCCACGTTGACTTGAACCTTGACGGTTACGAGGACATGGTTGAGGGAGATGACGGCGAGGAAGAAGAGACCGGCATCATGCTGCCGTACGTTGTCACCATCATCAAAGGCTCAAACGACATCCTGTCAATCAGAAGAAACTGGAGTGAAGACGATGACCTCAGACTTAAGCGCCAACACTTTGTCCACTACCAATACATCCCCGGCTTTGGAGCGTATGGTTTTGGACTCTTCCACCTTATCGGTGGTTTTGCCAAGTCAGCCACTAGCCTTATGCGTCAACTTGTCGACGCAGGAACGTTATCTAACCTTCCCGGTGGACTCAAGTCAAGGGGACTGCGTATTAAAGGCGATGACACGCCTATCGCCCCCGGTGAGTGGAGAGACGTCGATGTAGCCTCTGGCAACATCAGGGACAGCATCCTGCCTTTGCCCTATAAGGAGCCAAGCGCCACGCTGTTCAATTTGATGCAGACCATCGTGGATGAAGGCCGCCGGTTTGCCGCAACTGCCGACATGAAGGTGTCTGACATGAGCGCGAATGCGCCCGTGGGCACAACGCTGGCTTTGTTGGAGCGTCAGTTGAAGGTGATGACTGCGGTGCAGGCTCGTGTGCACTTTGCATTGAAGCAAGAGTTCAAGCTCTTGAAGAACATCATCCGCGACTACACCGACCCAGACTACACATACACCCCTGAGTACGGTTCACGTAAAGCGAAGAAGGCTGACTACGACTTGGTGGATATCATCCCCGTGTCAGATCCCAATGCGGCCACCATGAGCCAGCGAGTGATCCAGTACCAAGCTGTGATCCAGATGGCGCAGATGGCTCCGGACATCTACAACTTACCCGAACTCCACCGCGGTATGTTGAACGTCTTGGGTATCAAGAACGCTGAGAAGCTTGTGCCGATAGCAGATGACATGAAGCCGATTGACCCTGTGCAGGAGAACCAGAACGCACTCAAGGGCACACCGCTCAAAGCGTTCCTGCATCAAGACCACCAGTCACACATCCAAGTGCACATGATGCTGCTCCAAGACCCGATGATTCAGCAGTTCATTGGCCAGAACCCGCAGGCCCCCAAGATCATGGGCGCAATCACTGCGCACATTGCAGAGCACGTTGGCTACCAGATGCGTCAGAAGATCGAGCAACAACTCGGTATGCCCTTGCCTCCCGAAGACGAGAAGTTGCCACCGCAGATTGAGATTGCCTTGTCGGGCATGATGGCTCAAGCGGCTCAGCAGGTTCTCATGCAGGATCAAGCCAAGGCCGCGCAGATGCAAGCACAGCAGCAACAGCAAGACCCGCTTATCCAGATGCAGATGCAAGAGTTGCAGTTGCGTGGCCAAGAATTGGAACTCAAGAAACAGAAGATCATGATGGATGCTGCCGCCACCGCGGATAAACAGCAGTTGGAAGAACAAAAGGTCAGTGGTCGTTTGGAACTCGACGCCCTCAAAGTGGGTGCACAAATCAAAGAGTCCCAAGCCAAGACCCAGTTTGAACAAGAACGTGCCGGTGTCCAGATGGGCGCTGACATCGCAAAGAGTAAAGCCCAGATGGATTTACAAGCGCGTACTACTGCGCTCCAAAATAGTAGCAAACAAGGTTCTAGAAAATGATTCAAGAATTCGCACGCGTTTTGCGCGACAAAATACGCACCGACATGAACAATTACGCCGATGACATCGCGGGTGGTTCGTGCCGCACTTACGAAGAATATCAAAAACTCTGCGGGATTATTTCGGGTCTAGCCCTTGCAGAGCGTTATCTCCTTGACCTGCAGCAGAAAGTAGAAGAATCCCATGATCGAAACTGAATCAGGATTGATTTTGCCCCCCGGTATTTCGTTGCCGCCACACATCCAGCCAGTCGAACAGCCTGATGAAGATGATGATAACGATACAAAAGCAGGTGCACTGCCCAGCCCCACAGGTTGGAAATTGCTCTGTGTAGTCCCTGAAGTCGAACAAAAGATTGCAGGAACATCACTGGATCTCGTGAGAGATACAGCCACTATGCGTCAGGAAGAACATGCCACCACGGTACTGTTTGTATTGCGCGTAGGCCCCGATGCGTACAAAGACACCGCCAAGTTCCCCAACGGAGCATGGTGTAAAGAGGGCGACTTCGTGTTAGTACGTACTTACTCCGGTACCCGATTTAAGATTTTCGGCAAAGAGTTCCGTCTCATCAACGATGACCAAGTTGATGCTGTTGTGCTAGACCCTCGCGGCCTGACCCGCGCTTGAAAGGAAGAATATGGCTATAAAAGATGAGTTTAAGTTCCCCGACGAAATCGAAGACAAGAAGACTGCTGAAGTCGAATTTGAAATCGAAGGCGAAGGCGAAGGTGACGTAGAGATAGAAATCGAAGACGACACGCCCGAGCGTGACAGGGGCCGCAAGCCCCTAGACCGTGAAGTGCTTGATCCGACCGACGAAGAAATCGAGTCTTACTCTGACAAAGTCAAAGGACGCATTAAAGAATTGACCCACGCCCGCCATGACGAGCGCCGTGTCAAAGAAGCCACGATGCGTGAGAAGCAAGAGCTTGAGCGTCTAGCACAGCAGTTGATTGAAGAAAACAAACGCCTCAAACAAAACGTTTACACAGGGCAAGAAGCCATCATTGAAGGCGCTAAAGGTAAAGCTGACTTTGAGTTGAAAGAAGCCCGAGCCAAACTTAAAGCCGCGCAAGACGCATACGACAGTGATGCAATCGTTGCAGCCCTTGAGGAAGTCACGGATGCAAAGATTCGCGCAGAACAAGTAAAAAATTATCGTCCTACCCCTTTACAGGAAGAGAACTTTAATGTACAAACACAACAAGCCCAACCTTCAAAGGCTGAACCGGACGAAAAAACTCTGCGCTGGCAGGCAAAAAACCAGTGGTTCGGACAGCAAGGGTTTGAGGAGTACACCAGCTACGCACTAGGGCTGCACCAAAAACTAGTCACAAACGGAGTGGATCCCCGCTCTGCTGAATACTTCGAGCAAATTGATGCTCGCATGAAGTCATCGTTTCCTGATTTATTTGGGCAAACAAATGACAAGCCAAGGTCTGGTGAGGTTCAAAAGAAGCCTACGACAGTGGTGGCCTCTGTGTCTCGTTCTACGAGCGCAGGAAAAATTAAGCTAACTCAAACGCAAGTAGCGTTAGCGAAAAAATTTGGTTTAACCCCGCAGCAATATGCTGCTCAAGTAGCGAAACTGGAGAACTGAAATGGCTGAAACAATTGACCG